TCAACTTTTGCTAATTCTGCTTTATTAGCATTAACAACCGCAAGGGCAGAAACATTAATAGTCTTATTAGCTAGTTTTAACTGTCTACCATTTTGCTGTTCGTCCCTTTTCATTTTCTCAAATCTAGCTTCTACTTCTCTAGCCCAACCTTTCCTCCAGTAGTTTCTATAAGTTGCTCCTTTCATTGCTACTGCGAATGGATCTTCTTGGGTATGTCTAGCCCAAGCATCTTGAATAGCTTGTACTAGATAATCTGTATAGATTTCAATTTCTATTTGTCTAGATCTACTAGCAGTAATTTCCATTTGTCTATAAACTTTTCCTTCTGAATCCTTAATGTATTCCTTATCAGGTTTTGTATTACCTGTTCTGCTCATTTTAAAAGGTGTAAAAACTATTTTTCCGTTATAGTAATCAGCAACCGCACTTAAAATAATAGATACTGCTGGGTCTACACGTTTGTAAGGTTGTCCATATCTAAAGGCAATCACCTCAATATCTTCTTCAACAACAGACATATCGCCTAATTGCTGTTCTAGTTGGTCAAGATTAATTCCTCTTTTTTCTAGTTGTTCCTCTAATTTAGCTTTTGCTAAGTTAGCCTCATGTTCGTTAGTACTTTCAGTTAGTGCTAATAGTTTACCTAAGAAAGAAGTGTTTCTCATTTTTTAAAGTCCTCAAAGGGGTTAAAGAAATTAGAGTTATCATTCTCTAATTACTATTAGTATAACATATATATTTTAAATACGCAACTATGAAAAAAATAAATTTGAAGTATTATGTTGTATATCAAACATTTATATATGGCAAATATTAACGGAACTGAAATAAGCTTAATGCCAACTGAAGGTATGAAAGCAGGTGCTAGACAATATAAAAAATGGAAAAGTGAAGGAAGAAAAGGTGGAACTCAGGTTGCAGCTAGAAGGGCAACACAAATATTAAGCGGTAAAGAATTAAGTGAAGATGTTGTTATGCGTATGTATAGTTTTTTTGCAAGACATGAAGTTGATAAAAAAGCAGAGGGGTTTAAGGCAGGTGAAAAAGGCTATCCAAGTCCCGGAAGAGTGGCTTGGAGCGCTTGGGGATCGGACAGCGGATTCAGTTGGAGTAAAACAAAATCTTCACAAATTAAGAAAGCAAGAGAGCGATTTGATGATACCCTTTTAAATGAGTATGATGTAAACAACACGAAAGAAACTTCTATGGATTCAACTTTAGAAAAACCTATATCAGAAAAAGCTGCGCCTGATGAACTTAAAGTGGGTGATTATGTATCTTGGAACTCAAGTGGCGGTAGAGCAAGAGGATTAATCGAAAAGGTAGAAAGAAATGGTACTATTGATATTCCTGACAGTTCCTTTACTGTTGATGGTACAGCAGAAGATCCCGCTGCATTAATTTGTATTTATAGACCTGCACCAAGTGGGGGCGGTTATGTAAAGACAGATAAATTAGTTGGACATAAATTTTCCACACTTACAAAAATTGATGATCTTCCATTAAATGAAGAATATAATGAGAATAAATATGGTTATGACGACGACGACAAAAAAAATGATGAAGAAATATCACAAAGTAGAAAATTAGATTTAACTGATTTAGTAAAAAGAAATAAAGGTGAATCTTTAATACAAACTAGAGAATTAAAAGCACAAATTGAATCAGATGGTAATGAACTCTATATGAGTTTCTCATCTGAAGAACCAGTATCAAGGTATTTTGGGGAGGAGGTTTTATCACACGATAAAGGTGCTGCTGATTTAAGCCGTTTAAATAATGGGACTGCACCTTTTTTATGGAATCATAATCGTGACGAAGTTCTTGGGGTAGTTCAAAATGCTGAAATATCAGAAGACAGGAGGGGTTATGCAACTGTTAAATGGTCTAGAAATCCAAACGCACAAGAAAAACGCACTGACGTTGAAGATGGAATAATTAGTCAAGTTAGTTTTGCTTATCAAATAAACGAAATTGAGGAACGTGGTGACAAAATGGTTGTTACAAAATGGAAAGCTATGGAGGTATCTTTGGTTTCGGTGCCAGCAGATTCAAGCGTCGGAATAGGGCGAAGTCTAGAAAAACAAGATAAGATTGAAACAAATATGGTTGCAGAATCTCCACCAAAAGAAGATGCACCTACTCTTGAGCAATCAAGAGAAGCTTTGACGGCTCAAGCTCCGTCATCTAATCCAAACTTAACTCTAAAAAACATGGAGCAAAACAAAGAGGCTGCAAGCAAAGCCGTTGAAGCAGAGCAAAAACGCAGCGAGACAATAATTATCGCTGAGAGAAATCGCAGTAATGCAATTTCAGCGATGGGCGAGAAATACTCTTGTCCTGATTTAGCTAAAAAGCTAAATACAGATGGTGTGTCAGTAGAGGACGCACGAAACGCAATTAACAACCATAGGGAGGAGCGTCTTAACAACGTGGAACAACAAATTCAAAAAACACCTGATGTCGGCTTAGACACTAAAGAAGTTAAAGCATTTTCATTTAGAAAAGCTTTACACGCTTTAGCTAATCCAAGTGATAGACAAGCACAAGAAGATGCTGCTTTTGAAAGAGAAGTTTCTGATGCTGCCCAAAAAACTTACGGCAAAGCTGCTGGCGGTATTTTAGTTCCTAACGAAGTTCTTAAGAGAGATCTTACAGTTGGTTCTGCAACTGCAGGTGGAAATCTTGTTGCTACTGAATTGTTGGCGGGTTCTTTCATAGAAATTTTAAGGAATAAAATGGCTGTAATGGCTGCCAACCCTACAATGTTGACAGGCCTTTCTGGTAACATTTCAATTCCTAGACTTACTCAGACCGCCACTGGATATTGGGTTGGTGAGGGATCTGCTCCTAGCGAAAGTCAACAGGCGTTCGATCAAGTGAACATGACTCCAAAAACGGTAGCCGCTTATGTTGACTACTCAAGACGCTTGTTATTGCAGTCATCTATAGATATCGAAACTATGATTAGAGGGGATTTAGCAAAAGTAATCGCTACAAAGCTAGATCATACTGCTATTTATGGAACAGGTAGTTCTAACCAGCCTTTAGGAATTAAAGATACTAGCGGTATTGGTTCACAAACAATATCAACATTTGGAACATTTGTTGAGTACATAGGTATGGAAACAGACGTTGCAGCAGCTAACGCTGATGTTGACAATATGTTCTATATAATTAACGCTTCTGCTAGAGGTGCGTTGAAGTCAACTGAAGTTGCATCAAATACAGGTAAATTCGTATTTGAAGATGGTCAAATTAATGGCTATAACGCAATCGTTACAAATCAACTAGCAAACAATGATGCTCTATTTGGAGACTTCTCTCAGTTTGTTATTGGTATGTGGTCAGGTTTAGACTTAACAGTTGATCCTTATGTTGGCGCAACTAGCGGAAACGTAAGAGTAATAGCACTTCAAGATGTCGACTTCGCTGTTAAGCAAGCGGGTGCTTTCTGTTTCGGTACTTAATACTTTATGAAAGTATCGCTTCTTAGAAACGTAATGATAGCTGGCACTCCTAAGAGTGCTGGCTCTATCGTTGACGTTGACCAACATATTGGCGATATGCTTATTGGTATTGGAAAAGCTGATGCTGTCGTTGAAGCTTGTGAAGCACCAATAGCAGAGCCAGTTGTTAAAGAAACTGTAAAGCAAAATGACTTTACATTAATGACTAAAGCTCAACTTGAGGATTTTGGTCACACTATCGGGTTAGAACTTGATAGAAGGTTAAACAAAACAACGCTTATTTCTCAACTGGAAAAAGCGATTTCAACAAAAGAGGAAACTTAAAATGTCTGTAATTCAACAGAATTTAGATAAGGTAACAGTTTTTGCTGGAGTTGCCACTGCTGCTAAAACAAGCACTGCGACAAGTTCTGCAATTGATCTACTTGAATATGATGGTGATGTCTTATTAATTTTAGATTCTGCTGCTGGTACTGGTTCAAGCCCAACACTTGATATTAAATTAACTGAGTGTGATACAACTGGAGGAACTTATACTGATTTGTCTGGTGCTACTTTTACTCAAGTTACTGGTTCTGCATCAATGCAAACTCTAGTAATTAATAAAGATAGTGCTGAACGATTTGTAAAAATTGTTTCAACTATTGGTGGATCAACTCCTTCATTTACATTTAGCATCAATGCTGTTGCACTTAAAAAGTACAGCTAAAAAAATACAGCCCTCGAAAGAGGGCTTTTTAACATGATTATTGACGAAGATTTAAATATTTATTTTGCTGATTTAGGGCAAGATATTTATTTTAAAGGTATTGCAAAAAAATGTTTATTTAATACACCTGATGAGATACTTGCAGGTGATTTAATGATTTCAACTGATTATGTAATACAAGTACAAACATTAGAATTTAGTGATGTTAGTTTAGGAGATACATTAACAATTAAAGTAAATAATGTAAGAGAGGATTATGAGGTAAGGTCAAAAAGAATGGAAGATGATGGTAAATTATCTCTAATCACATTAAGCAAAACATGAGTACTAAAAGAGAAGCAATATTATCTCAACTAATAACTCAGTTAGCTGGAACAACTGGGGTAGGTACAAGAATATATAGAAGTCGTGTAACTCCAGTATCAAGAAGCGAAGGTCATGTTTTAATTGTTGAACCTGTTAGTGATAGTTGTGAAGTTGGTGCTAATAAATTTCAATGGACATTAAATGTAAGATTAAGTGTAATAGTTAGGGGATCTTCAACACAAACACCCGACCAAGCTGCGGACGCTACTGTAAAATCTATTCATTCAAAAATTGTAAGTGATATTACTTTAAATAATAAAGCTATTGATATAACTCCTAGGAATGTTTCTTTTGATTTAGTAGATGGCGATCAACCGAGTGGGGTGGTATCTTTGGACTATATTATAATATATCAGACATCCACAACTGATTTATCCGCATAAATGACGCTATTATGGAAGATGAGTACGCAGGTCAAGGGGGAACATACCTTGTTGACCCCAAAACTGGCAAGAAAAAGCTGATTCGGCAAACTCTTCCAGCCCAACCAACTGAACCCGAAACACTAGAGGAGACTTCCGATGCCAAAGAGGACTAGATTAAGAGCTTTGCTCGCAAAAGATGAAAGTTCATACGGTTCTGACCCAACAGCTACAGGATCAGCAAACGCTATTTTATGTACAGAACTATCTATAGAACCAATCCAATCTGACGAGGTTTCTAGAGATTTAATTCGTAGTTATTTAGGAAACTATGATACTTTGTTAGCAAATACAAGAGCGCAAGTAACAATAACTGTGGAATTGGCGGGATCGGGTGCAGCCGGAACTGCTCCTCATTATGGTGTTTTACTTACCTCATGCGGATTAAGTCAAACAATAGCTTCGGGAACATCAGTCACTTATGCACCTGTTAGTACTGGTTTTGATTCTTGTACTATTTGTTATAACGCTGATGGCATACAGCACAAATTAACAGGGTGTCGTGGAACATATAGTTTGAACTGCGAGGTTGGTTCAATTCCTACAATTACATTCGTAATGACCGGATTATATAATGCTCCGACTGATACAACAATGCCAACTTGTACTTTCCAAAACCAAGCTGACCCACTTGTGTTTAAACAAGGAAATACAAGTGCTTTTCAATTCCAAAGTTTTGCTGCTGCTTTGCAGTCATTTACTTTTGATATGAATAACGAAATTGTTTATCGTGAGTTAGTTGGTGGTACTAAAGAAGTTCAAATAAATAACAGAACACCAAGTGGTACTGTTCAAATAGAAAATGTAGCACTATCAGCGAAAAACTATTTTACAAACGCAACATCAAACGTGAGTGGTAACAATACATTCCTTCATGGAACAAGTGCTGGAAATAAAGTCACTGTTTTAATGTCAAAAGCAAATATCACTGCTCCGGCTTATTCATCAACTGATGATATTGATATGTTAGACCTT